CTCTGAAAACTCCGACGACCCTTCCGAGAATACTTCCCACGACGACTCTTCTTGAATGTTCTGCGACTGAATCTCCTCCGTTTGTACATTTTCCATGCACTTTGAGTAAATAACTCAAAGATACCTACCTTATATAGCCTTTGGTTCTAGGTTGGTTCTTGGTTCTAGGTGGCGGGTAATTATAGACCGCCACCTGGAACCGACTCGGATATTTTATTTAGGCCGGCCGGTTCCGGCCCGGTCTGGCAGGGGGTCGTTGAGTGTATTTTAATTTTTTTTTTATTTTCACCAGAAATAGATTCCAGTCTATTTAATTAACTCTAAGCGGGTTTTTTCTAAAAACCAAGCCAGATGGCACGCGTCTATGGAGTATGCTATACTTTGCATGATTACACAACCCCACAAGTCCTTTCCATTCAGGGCATGGTTGGGAAGATGGGTTGTAATTACATTTGCTTTGGGAGGGAAATTTGCCCAACTACTCAGAGACAGCATTTGCAGGGTTACTTGCAGATGAAGTCTAAACCTAAATATGATCGAATTAAGACAGCATTCGGAGTGGCTGTAGACGGTCAGAGCATTAAGTTCACAATCGCAAACGGGAGCGATCAGGAAAATTACAATTACTGTTCCAAGGACGGTGACTTCTGGGAAGCAGGAGTCCGTGAAACTATTGCAGGCGCTAAGAAAGGTCAGCGCACTGATGTTGAGGAGGTTAAGAAAGCAATCGATGATGGGAAGAGTTACAATCAGATTTGCAATGAGAACTTTAAGACAGCTTCGCGTATGCACAACTTTATTAAAGAACGGGTACAGGCGCGGGACACAGAGTTGCAGCTCAGCTCCTTGAAAGAGCGCTTTGCATCATCTGTTCTGAAGCCGTGGCAGCAAGCGTTGATGGACGTTTGCGAGGAGCCTGCTTGCCCGAGGAAGATCCATTGGTTGTGGGAGAACCGTGGGAATGTGGGGAAGAGTTGGATGGCGACGTATTTGGGAGCCTTGCATGGAGCGACGATACTGACGGCCGGGAAGAAGGTGGATCTGACGTACATTTACGCTCAGAAGCCGAGTGGGATCGTAGTTTTCGATCTCTCACGGACCAACGAAGCTACGGAAACAGAGCGGAAGCACTATCTCGACGGGATCTACAGCCTTGCCGAGGACCTGAAGAATGGGCGTTTGGTGAGCACTAAGTACGAGTCCAAGACGGTGTTCTTCGAGCCCCCGCATGTCATTTTTATGGCAAACTTTGAGCCCGACTATACCAAATGGTCTGCGGACCGGTATAATGTCATTGCTCTTTAAACGTCCTTGTAGTAAAGTCTCATGTATCCGGCGAGTGACGCGACGTTGTCTGTAGTTAGAGTACTGTACTGTTCATACGGGATAACGTAGATAGCAAGAGGCTTGTTGATGATCTGAGTAGACCCAGTAGAACTAGCAAAAGTGATATCGTTTCCACGCTTGCTCCTAACCCAGAGCTTGATAACCTTAGTCATTTCCCTGGATCCAACTCCATTAGCTTGAGCAATCATATTGGCTGGTGGAATTTTATGAACCTTGTCGTATAGGAACTTAACCCCATTATCCTTATCAGCTGGAGGTAGCATGTTGTTACCTAGAGTACCAATTTGAGCAACTTGAAAGGGATCGAATTCAAGAGTAGTAATAGATCCACCAAGGACCTTAGGCAATACAGCAACGATTAGCCTAAACATAGTGTTCGGACGATCAATCTTGTTAGCATAGTAGATCTTCAAGCTCATACCACGGGGAGTAATCTTATCACCAATCCGTTGGAAACGAGCAGTACCCTGCCCTATCTTACTCCAGGGATTAAAGAAAGCACCAATAGAGGTAATATTAAGAGGAACTAGGCCTCCGACGTTTGACCCCAGGTTGTGATACAGTTGATGATTCTCGATGGCTACATCCAGATACTTCGTCTCCGCTGTCTTCAGAATAGCTCTCTTCACACGACTCTGAAAACTCCGACGACCCTTCCGAGAATACTTCCCACGACGACTCTTCTTGAATGTTCTGCGACTGAATCTCCTCCGTTTGTACATTTTCCATGCACTTTGAGTAAATAACTCAAAGA